ATTTCGAATTTCGCTACGACACGCGATGCAACTTCGCCCTGGCGAACCAGAAGGCCATCCGCTCGGCTGTGACGCTCGGGACCGGCATCCTCTATTCGGAGGAAAACATGGGTCGCAAGGGCATCGATCCCGCAGCCGTGCCTGTGTTCTACCGCTTTGTCCCTGTCATTGACTGCTATCTCGGCATCGATGGCTTTGACGAGGTGGACCGCTGCATCCGCATTACGGAGATGACTGCCAGGCAGGCGGCATCCTACTTCGGGGCGGGCAATCTTTCGGACAAGCTTCGGTCTGCTGCCGGCGATCTCAAGCGCTCGGAGGATATGTTCACCTTCATGCATGCGGTGCTGCCGCGCGAGGAGGTGGACGATTACAAAACCAAGCGCTCGGGCCAGCCGTTCGCATCGTTCTGGGCGGAAATCGATACCAAGCACCTCATCAAGGACGCTGGGTTCTTCACCTTTCCCTACCAGGTCATGTGGTGGGATCAGGTCGATAACTCGCCTTATGGTCAGTCGCCAATTATGTCGGTTCTTGGCGATGTGAAGATGTTGCAGGCCATGAACAAGACGGCCTTGCAGGCATCGCAGCAGTGGGTGAAGCCGCCGATGGCAACTATGCCGGGGATGTACAACCAGCGCCTCAACCTCAATCCCGGCGCTGTAAACCCCGGCTATATCGATGACAGCGGACGGCTCAAGGCCCAGCCGATCATTCAGGCGCAAAACCCGTCATTCGCTGAAAACCTGATGGAGTTGAAGCGTCAGGGGATAAGGAGATCGGCATATGTCGATCTGTTCCAGACGCTCGTGCAGAACCCGCAGATGACCGCCACCGAGGCGATTATCAGAGCGAACGAGAAGGGCGAACTTCTTGGACCCGCTGGCGCGAAGATGGAAAGCGCGCTCAGCAAGGCGACGGAACGCGAACTGGATATCGTCCAGCGCAAGGGAGCCTTCGAGCCGGGAACGCCGCTCACGCCGCCTGAGACGGTTACTGGCAAGAACGTGGGCGTAAGGGCGACGGGGCCACTCTCCCGGCTCCGTAGAATGCAGGAATTGCAGGGCGTCGAGAGCGTAACCCAGATGGCGGGGGCGCTTGCTCAATACGGGCCGGAGGTTGCGGGCGACATTCTGGACCGCATTGACCACGACGAAACGCTTGAACTGGTCCGTGAGATCAGAGGCGCGCCGCGCAAGATGTTCCGCACCGATGAGGAAGTGGCGCAGCGCAGGCAGGCCAGAGAACAGCAGGCGGCTAATCAGGCTGGTCTCATGGCGACGGAAAGCCTCGCCAAGGCCGCAGGACAGGCAACCCCGGCCATTCAGGCTGCAATGCAGGCCAACGCCGCATGAAATGGCGGTCCCGTGCGCTCTATCTCAAGCAGGGTGTGAGCGCGGCAGAGCAGCATGTCGCGTTCGCCTATCGGGATTTGTTCAACAAGCCGGGTGAGCAGCAGGAAATAGTGCTGGCCGATCTGGCTGACTACACAGGATATTACCGGGTTGAGCCACCCGGAGCCGACCTGACGGCGTATCAGGCGGCATATTCGGCAGGTTTGCGCGCGGCCTTCGGTCGTGTGCTCCACTTCTTGTCCCTGACGGACGAGCAGTTGGCGGCGCTGGAAGAAGCCGCCCGTCGCGAAAGCGAAATCGACTAAACCCAAAGGAAAAATCATGGAACAGGCGAATGGGCCTGTGGATGCGGCGGCTACGGCTACCGCACCGCAGACAACCGCGACTGCAACAACTGTCGTTGCCGATCAAGGGTCAAACGGCGATGGCAAGACATGGGCGGCAGGCCTTCAAACCGAAGAAAACCGCGCTCTTGTCGAAGCGAAGCAGTGGGCCACACCTGACGATGCGCTGAAATCGTATCGCGAACTTCAAACCCACGCGAGCAAAGGCCTGCAACTGCCGGGTGAAAACGCCACGGCGGATGACTGGAACGCGTTCTATCAGAAGCTGGGGCGTCCCGAGAAGGCGGACGGCTACGAGCTTAAGCTCAATGCCGAGGCCGTTCCTCAGGATTTCCCCTACGATGAGAAGAGCGCGATTGAGTTCCGAAACTGGGCGCATGAAGCGGGGCTGACCCCGCGACAGGCCCAGACGCTCCATGACAAGTTCGTCGGCTACCAGGCCGGCGCATTTGGCGCGGCGAAGGAAGCGGCTGCGAAGCGCGAAGGCGACACGCACCGCGAACTTGTGTCGGAATGGGGAGACGCTGACACGTCGTCCTACAAACAGAACGTCGAGCTTATGTCTCGCGCCGTCACCCAGCTTGGGCTGAAATCGGCGTTGGTCGAGCTAGGCGCGCTGGGGGCAGACGGTGCGGTGCGCAACGCCACTCTGGCGAAGGCGCTCTCGAAGGTCGGCAAGGAACTCTACGCTGAGGACACGATGGCGACCAACGCCAGCGGGGCGCTCAACAATCCATTCTCCGATGGCGCCAACTTCAACCTGACAAAGCAGGGCGAAGCCCTTCGCTCCGACCCGAGAAAGGCCAAGGCCCTCATCCTCGCTGCCGGCAAGAAGCCGAGCGATTACGGGCTGTAGCCGCCATCCATGAAAGGTTAGACCGATGGCTACCACTCGCCTCTCGGACGTGATCGTCCCGGAAATTTTTTACCAGTACATCGTGAAGAACACGATGGAGAAGTCCGCGATCTTCAACTCGGGCATTCTCGTCAACGACTCCAACATGGCGAACTTCCTTGCTGGTGGCGGTCGCACGGCGAATGTCCCGTTCTGGAAGGACCTGGACAACACCGCGTCCAACATCGCCAATGACGACCCGGCTTCCCTGATCGTTCCCGAGAAGCTCGGGGCTGGCAAGGACGTTGCGGCTCGTCAGGTGCGCACCGAGGCATGGTCTTCCATGCGTCTGTCGGGCCTGCTGGCCGGTGACGACCCGATGCGCCGCATTGCTGACCGCGTGTCCGACTACTGGACCCGCCAGTTCCAGCGCATTCTGGTCTCGACGCTCAAGGGCGTCTATGCCGACAACGTCGCCAACGACAGCGGCGACATGGTGCGCGACATTGGCACGGACGCCAGTGGGGCGATTGCTCCTGCCGAGCGCATTTCGGCAGAGGCCATTCTGGACGCCGCTCAGACGATGGGCGATGCTTCGGATGGTCTGGACACGATCATCATGCATTCGGTCGTGTACAACAACCTCGCCAAGCAGAACCTTATCGACTTCATCCCCGACAGCGACGGCAAGGTACGTTTCCCGACGTATCTCGGCTACCGCGTGGTCAAGGATGACGGCGTGGGGACCACGGTCGGATCGAATCGCACCAAGTACTTCACGTACCTGATCGGTCGCAACGCCATCTGCTGGAACGAGGCTCCGACCTCGCCGTCTCCGAACATCGAGGTCGAGCGCAAGCCGGACCAGGGCATGGGCTTCGGCGGGGATATTCTCTACGCCCGCCGCCAGTTCGTCCTGCATCCGTACGGCATCGCCTGGCAGGATGACTCCGTTGCCGGCGAGTTCCCGACGAACGCCGAACTCGAAACGGCTTCGAACTGGGATCGCGTCTACCCGGAGCGCAAGCAAATCCCGCTTGCCTACCTCCTGACCAACGGCTGACGGGCAGAGGGCGGTTCCGGCCGCCCTCGCTCTTTCCCTGAAAGGATCATCATCATGACCATCTGGTACGATGAAAACAACACCCGCAGGGGTGTCCTGTCCGCCGACGACTATCAGGAAGCGGTCGGGAATGCCGTCGCCACGCTGCTGTTTCTGGCTTCTGATGGCCCAGCGACCGCCGCTCAGGTGGCGGCCGGCGTGACCGGCATGACCGAACGCCGGGCAGAGCTGCTTTTGGCCCGGCTCGTCACCGCAGGCGGCGCAACCGAAGACGACGGCACATTCACGGGCGTCCTTGTCGAAGACGCCGGATAATCCAACCTCCTGAACTGGAAAGGACTTCACCATGAGCAAGGGACTTCCCCGCTCGCTGTCTCGTTCGGAGGTAGCGGCTCTATCGAAACTGACCGATAATTCTGGCGGAACCGCCAGCGGCACAATCGCGGCGATCAGCGACACGGCGACCAAGAACGCCATTGCGTCCCTGAACGCCAAGATCAGCGCCATTCTGGACGCCCTGAAATGAGCGCCCCGCGTGAGAAGACACTCCATGAGTTGAACATGGAGCAATGGGCCTCCGACGCCGAAAACCGGGACGTGAATGAGCAGGCCGGCGCGGCGGCGAAAGCCGCTGTCGTGGATGTGCTTGCCGAGAAACGCCCTGACGGCAAGCGGACGCGCAAGAACCTTCGCCCGGTGGAAACCAATGGCAAAGCTGACATCTAGCCAGCAGGCCGCGCTCTACTACGCCCGCAAACGGCGACGTGAAGCGGCCCGCAAGGCGGCGGAAGAAGCTGCCGAGCAGGAAGAAGAAGGCGAGGGCGGTGAATGACTCCTACGGATATCAGCAACCTCGCCCTCGACCTACTCAAGGAAGCGCCGATCACGTCTATCGATGAAGGTCGCGCCATCGCCATGTGGTGCAAGCGCAACTTCGACGTGACGCGCGATGCCCTGCTTGAGGAAGCCGACTGGAATTTTGCGCTCAAGCGCGTGAAGCTTCCCGAGGACAGCGACAAGCCTGCTTTCGGCTGGACGAGGCAGTTCACTCTGCCGGCTGATTGCCTGCGTGTCCTTCCCCTGACGAATAGCGGCCTGCCCGAGGGGCAGCCCATCATGTTCGAGGTCGAAGGCGGGAAAATCCTGACCGACGCCTGCGGGCCTCTCCCGGTACGCTATGTGTACCGGGCTGAAGAATATGATCGCTATCCGGCTACTTTCTGCACGGCGCTGGGCGCCAAATTGGCAACCCGCATGGCGCACTGGCTGACTGGCAAGTCCAACTACGTGCAGATCGCTTCCGGTCTCTATCAGGACGCCATGAACAAAGCCTGGCTTTCCGACGCTATACAGGGGACCGTGCCGCGCGCCGCTGACAACCAGTGGGTTGACGCTCGATGAGCAGCGTCTATCCACTCCAGTCCTCGTTCACGAATGGCGAGCTATCTCCGCTGCTTGCCAGTAGGGTTGACGTGGACATGTGGAAGTCCTCGCTGGCCTACTGCCGCAATTTCCAGATCCTTTCTCATGGCGGTATTCGCCGCCGTTCCGGGACGCGCTTCGTTGCCGAATTGCGCGATAGCTCGGAATTGGCCCGCCTGTTTCCCTTCCGCTTCTCCGAGAGCCAAGCCTATGTGCTGGCCTTGAATGACGGGTATATCCGCTACATCGCCCAGCGCGGCGTTGTCGGTGCGCCTTATGAGATCGCGCACCCTTGGACCGCCGCCGATCTCGCCCGTCTCTCCTACACCCAGTTCAATGACGTGGCCTACTTCGCGCACCGGGCATACAAGCCGCAGAAGCTGGCGCGCATGGCCGATACGAACTGGAGCATTGCCGCTGCCGAGTTCGATGACGGGCCGTATCTGGAACTGAACGAGACAGCGACGACTCTGACGCCTGCCGACTATGGGTCGTTGACGCCGGTTATGACTGGCTTGACCACGCCATCCGGCACGGTGAACAGCAGCGGCGGTTGGGCGGACGCCTACAAGATTTTCGACAAGGACCCGGCCACCAGATATGCACAGGGGGTCGATAACGGCTGGATTTCCTATCAGTTGGCGTCGGGGTCCGCCATTGTCGATAGCTACTACCTGCAAGCCCATAACGATAACCCGGAGCGGATGCCGACAGCCTGGTATATCGAGGCGTCAAATGACGGCTCCACGTGGCTCACCCTTGATAACAGAGACGGTGAAAGCGGATGGTCTGGGGGACAGACCCGGTTTTATGAGTTCAGCAACAAGGCCGCCTATTCGTATTACAGGTTCAGGTGGTATGCTCTGAATGGCGCGACATCCAATTCGATGTTGGGCGAGCTTGGGTTCAACCGCGCTCCTGATAGCCAGACGGCGTTCGATCTGACGGCTTCCTCTGTGACCGGCATCAACGGAGACCAAGGGTTTCTGGCATCGGATGTAGGCAGAATGATCCGCTTGCTTGGGTCGGACGGCAAATATCGCTGGGCCGAAATCACGGCGCGCACCAGTTCCACGGTCGTCAAGATCAAGATACACGGCCATGCTCTTCCCGACCTCAAGCCTGTCCCTAACTGGCGGCTTGGCGCATGGTCCGATGAGACAGGATGGCCCGGCTGCACCACGCTCTACAATGAGCGATTGGTGTTTGCTCGCACCGATCAGCAGCCGGCGAACGTGTGGGGGTCGAAGCAAGGCGGCTTCACCGACTTCGGCGTCTCCGATCCTCTGGTGGATACGGACGGCATCAATATCCAGTTGCTGT